AGCGAATGATTGTTTCACGTTCTGAAGCTGTGTATGTGTATTCTTTTTCGTTCATGCGAATTTTCCTTTCTTTATCTTTTCTCCGTACTTTCTTTTTTCATCAAACTTGAATGTTATTGGCTTGAATGTTTCTATGAATGACGTTATCTTGGCAAGGCTTTCCTGACGCTCTTCCGGGTTTGATTTGCATATTGTTTCTGTCACCGCTGGATTCATAATTCACTCTGCCTTTCCATCATCTTTGATTTCAATGCTTTCATACATCTGTGCATAATCCTGCTGGCTGTATTCTCTTTGCTCAAAGTTTCCTATGTTTGCAGGTTTGGATGTTTTAGAATGATTAAACGGTTTTGGTTCTTTAAGTGGCTCACCATTGTCATAATTCCCATCAAACACTTTTAGCCAGTTGTCATATTTTATAGCCCAGTCAAACGTAGCTTTCCATTGTCTGCCTTTCCCCTTCAAATAATCAGACTGTTCAACCTTTGAAAATCCATAGCCTATTTCCTCAACGCTGCCAACTTGTTTATACAGATCCAATATTGCCGACAATCTTGATTTCCCCAACTGGCTTACTTTTGGCAATGACTTAACAATAGTGTTCCATGATTCCGTTATCTCTTTGCACAAGACCATATCCTGCTCGCTAAAAGAGATACCTTTCTTTCTTATTTTCTTATCATTCTTATCATTCTTATATTTATTGTTCCCCTCCGGTTCCCTTCGTAATTCCTTCGCAAGACCTTCGTTGTTACCTTCGCTTGTTTGTTCCTTGTTACCTTCGTAGTTGTTAGAGTTCTGGTAAACGTCGTATTTGCAGATGGTGTAGACAAATCCATGTGTTACCTTCGTTGTTTCAATCATTGGTACGTTCGCCGTTACCTTCATAGAACCTTCATTGTACCCTTCATGGTGACCTTCGTAAGACCCCCTCAACCAGTCAATTATTCCCCATACTTTCTTCTTTGTGGGTATCACTTTCCGGTATCCAACCTTGTATGAAAGAACGTCCATGAGTTCGCTTATTGATGTGAATCCCTGCCCTCTATGAAGATTATTGGCGTCTGCGAAGTTTGCCTTCCCAAGAAGAAATATCCACGCCTTTAAGTATTCTGGTGGCTTTAACATGATTCCGCTTTCAAGTAATTGCCGCGCAAGAAGGATATACCCTCCCGATATTGGACACTGCCCCATATCATGTGCCTTCTTTCGTCAGCCGGTCAATCTCTTCTTGTGACACACGCAATGTTCTGCCAATTTTCACGGCCTTAATCTTGTTGGTTTTTATCAGGTTGTAAACCGTGTTGTATGTTACATGAAGAAGTTCAGCAACTTCCTTCAACTTATACAATTTCATACAATCACCTCACTTTCTATTATACGGTCATTATTGTCTTTGTCAAGACTGTTTTACAATTTCCACGGTTGCGGATATGGAATAGTAAGTGTTTGTGTAACCGGCCTTGTTTGTCATTTGGAACACGGAAAGGTCAGAATAAGACAGCAAGCGTACCTGATCGCCATCGAACAGCGGAATGTCTTCCCATACGGTTACAAGCAGATAGTACAGTTTTTCTCTGACCTCGCCGGTCTTGTCCTTGTACGTTATTGGCTTGCCGTTCCTGTCAACAACCTTGTCATGAATGGAAAACAGGGTTGCTTCAACGTCCTTTCGCAGCTCATGCTTGACGAACGACACGGTAAACAGCGGAGAATTGTCACCGGATCTTATCATTGCTGTTTCCCCTTGTTATTGTCAATCCATGTAACGGCAAGAGCATAGGCTTGCCAACAATCCGATTTGAAATTATAAAACCAGCCGGGATTTGCCTTTGTACCCTTGTCGCCAAACCTGTCTTTCAATGCCTGAATGATATTGCTGTCTTTTGCTCTAGGTGATCCGCACAAATTAAGTTTAACGTCTTTGCGATAGACAAGGGAAGGTATTATCCACATTTCGTAATGAATTGCCATGTCAAACCTTCCAATCCAAATGCAAGTTTCAAATACTTCTTTCCCAACAGCCATTCCATACGACGCAACAGACTCAATTACCGCATATGAATAGTCGAATCCAGCATCCCTTATAAAGCGCAATAGTTTCTTGTTTTCTATTTTGTCAAACAGGATCGGCTTATATGTTTCAACATCAACAGAAACGTATGCGCTTTTCTCGTTCCCAGGATCAATCGCCAACAGTATCATTTAACCGCCCCCTCCGTTTGCCATACTATCTCGTCAATCTCAAGACCGTCATTGCGCCAATCGTCAACCCATTCCGGTTCCGCTTCAATCTCAAACGCCCATGTCTTGTTTGTTCCGTGTACTGTAAGCGAATACAGTTTTACCATTAAGCACCGCCTTTGATCCATGATGGAAGTTTTTCTTTGCACAGTTTGCACACAGCAACCATAATGCCTATTGCTTCGTTGTATTCGTCGCCGTCAGAACATTTCGCCGATGCTCCCTCTATAATAGACCACGAATTGTCATATTGCCTTTGGATATAATGGGCTGTTATCACCTTGCTCTTTTCACTATGAGTAGAATCAACCTGTATTGCCGAAAACGAACGGTCAATCATCAAGCCATAGACAATATCTTTGGCTTCCCGCATCTCCGCTTCCGTCCATTTGCGCTTTTCGGGAATGATGCGCTTCTTGAGTTCTGTAATCTGCTTGTCAAAAGACGCGACAATCACAGACTTATAGGTGCCTCTGCCAACCATAAGATCGGAATATTTTTGTTCAAGTTGCCTTTTTAGTGTTTCAAATTCTTCTTCCGTGAGATCCTTTTTAATGACAGCCATAAAGTTAGTTGCAATTCTGTTTAACTCGGCTGCAAATGCTTGCAGAGACTTCCCGTTCTGGCGTCCTCCGCAATATAGAGTATCCCACCCTGTGCAGTCATCGTAACGCCCTACCGGCTGTTCGCGGCACTCGTCACGCCACCAATTGGTAATCTCTCCGTTCATTTTATGATGCGACGGATACCCACAATGGGTGCAATAGGGTTCTTCGTCCCTGTGGAATGATTTCAGGCAGTTAGGGCAAACGGTATGCAACGGATTGAAAGCCACTTGCGGGGCTGGTCTGCCAACCGTCTTGAACACGTTCTTGCTCACACCAGTGCATGGTATCTCTTCCGTAACGTGCTTGCCGTTCTGGTCTATGCCAGAGATGGACACAACGGTCTTGAACTTTTTGTCGGCATGGATAAGAAAAGATTCAGGAAGCATGAAGGGAATATGTTTAACGCCCCAAAACCCATCATAACCAAACTCTATTTCAAGATCGGTGTTTGCAAATTGCGACATGATCTTGCGTTCTTTACGGTTGAATCGCTTATATATTGGATCTTTCGTGTAGCAATCAATAAGCCGTACCGTATCGCCTTTCTTGAACTTTGGCGATTCTGTTGTAACTGTTAAGTATTGCTCATACGCTTTCTTACCAGCATCACGCTCTTGGATGACAAAGTTGAACGCTATATCATCTGCCTTTCGTAACCGTCTTGTTTTGTTGTCAACAACGGCAAGATGACCGCACTTAATATCTTCTTCTGCAATATACACTATTGCGTCTGAACCGTAAATACTTCCCATATCATTTTACCTCGAACATATCTGGCTGTTCCACAAGGGTAACGCCATCAACCGCAACCGGCTCACCGTCTGCGGTTTTGAAAACATAGACTGGCTTTTCTGTTGTGACCGGGTTGCCCTCGGCATCTGTAACAAGTTCGCCGTTCTCATCGGTTTCATAATGAGTTTCATAGACAAGCTCAATCTTTTTCTTGATTTCTTCCCACTGAGCAGATTCAGCAACTTTGACACATGAAGGCAAATATTTCTTGGCAAATGCAAGCAATTTGTCGGCGTCCTGTATCGCTTTGGGATCTTTCCTTTTCCATTGCAGCTTGCCTGAAGGCAAAGCATACGTTATCAATGTCTTGGTCTTGTGGTTTGCCTTTGCCCTGCAATATGCGGAAAGCATGAACATGGCGTTCTCCGTGCTTTTGGCGTAACCGGCTTCCAACTCCTCAATCTTGTCCTGATACTGCTGGATCTCATGTTTGCATACATCAACAAGCCGGTTTTTCTCGGACTGTTCTTCCTTGATCTGGCGTATGAGTTCCTCAGCTTGATAGTCGTTGTCAATGGACACTAGATTTGTGTACATGGAATCACCCTCCAAACTCGTATGATTCAATCTCAATGTAATCCTCGTCCGGGTTATAGTTGCCGTCCTGCTCAATCGCCCATGCTTTCATGCTTGCTTCCGCTTGCGCCCTTGTGCCATTGCATGATCCCGTGTATGTCTTTGTGATTGTTACCTCAACTTCCCAATCGCTTTTCTTTTCTTCGGGTTCTCCCAACGTCCTGTCATACGCTTGCTTTGCTTCGTAATCTGTTAATATCATGGTTACTCACCGTCCTTCATGTTTCTCTTTACACCTGGCGTGATAGTTCACCCACACATATTCGGCGTCTGGTGGGTCATATCCAAATACGTTAAGTTCCTCGCTGCTGATTGCTTTTTTAGAATCAATGTCAGACTGGCTGATAAACCTGCCACAATAGTCGCAACGCCAATGTGCATTACTTGTCAGCACGCTACTCACCGCCCCTCAATTCATTCTTTCATGATGCTTCTTGTCGGCTTTTTTGTTGCTCATGACCCATTCAACAACGTCCGGTTCCCTGAACCTTAAAATACGGGTTCCCACACGGACACAGGGCATACCCTCTTTGACCCATCTGCGGACTGTGCTTGAGGATATGCCGAACAACTCGCACAAGTCCTTCACTTTCAATAACGATTTTTTCAATGTTCATCCCTCATTTCATATGTTAAACGGCAGATCGGTATTGTCCGGTGGCGGAGCGCCGTACTCGTCTTCTATGGGCGTAATGTCCTTGACCGGTTGCGCCTTTTCAACCGTAGCCAGGAACTTCTTGATGATCTCACGAATGGCAGGATCTTTGCCGTTTTCACCCATGAATTTGACATAACCGGAATTGGCATTGTAAATCTCGCGCAAAGTCTTGCCGGGATACTTCTTGAAGAACGGCGACTTGAACGAACCAACGTCATCAGGAGCCGTTGCCTGAGGATACGGCGCTTTTGCCGTGGTTGCCGGTTGTGCTGGCTGCGGTGGCGTGGCAGGGGCAACGTTCTGTTGTGGAGCCGGATCTTCCGCCGCGTCTGGCTGTTCCAAATAGTCCGTATAGGACGCATCATCTGCATTGTCAGGCTGAACCGGCTGAACCGGCTGAACCGCGCCTGTTGGCAGTTTAGAAGCATCAATGGTATTGATTTCCTCTTGGCTATACAAGCCCTCGAACTGTTCCGGGAACGCTTCTCGCAAGGCATGGACAATGGCGACCTTGCGAACCATCGTAGCCGGTTTGCTTTTCCATAGCGGGCCTGTTCCGGTGTATTCGTTCAATGAAACTTCATCGAAGAACGGAACGGCATATTCCTTAATATGAACTTTTGCCCAACCGCCAATCAGCGTTTCTCCGGGCAACAGCAAAGAACCCTCGCGCCGGTACAACTTGTTTTCCTTGCCAACAACGGTTATTCCTGCGGTTAGCCCTGCAAACTTAGGGTTAGCCATTGCCCTTTTTGTGAACACTTCCTTGCCAGTGACCATGCTTGCCGGGGAAGTTCCGTACTTGACAAGATAAACCTCGCGCAAGAACGGGTTTAAGCCCTGATACTTGCAAAGCTCAAGGAACAGCTTGATTTCCTGATCTGATACCGCCGTTCCTGACGGTACGAGATACTGTCGGATGATAGACGGTGAAAGCTCAACCTCACCGTGGTCAGTCTGGTACTTGATAAGCTCGTTCATTTAATTTCATCCTCCTTTTTAATCGCATAGGATATAACACCATGATTTATAGCATTGCAGGTCATGCGAAACTGCCAAGACATAAACCATCCCTTGTGTGTTATTTTGTCGCGCCAATAGACAAAATCCTGTTTTACAAGTTCATCCAGTGATGTTATCTTTCCCCCTTTCCGATATTTTGCTTTGCTCATTATCAATCACTCCTTTTAATGGCAAATTTGATAATACCATGTTATCATATGTTGTCACATATGTCCATAGCTATTCATAAATTATTCCTCACACCATACGGAACCGGCAAACCGGTCATATAACGTCAATCCCCTGAAAAATGCGCTCTTGGCATAATGGCTTTCAGTACAGAACCACATGACGGATGAAGGCAGATTGCGCTTGCCGTTACAGGCGTCAATGCAAGCCTGGATAACATTGTCGGTCAGATCACGTTGCTTTGTGCTTCCATACGTTGAAAACTGATTCTTTGCGGATATTACGTCATGAATTGTATTGCCCCATCTTCCGCTTTCCAGCCGGTTGTAAATGACAGATGCTACGGCAAGGGAACCTTCATAACTTCCGTCCGATTCCAGCGAAACAATCCGGGCAACTTCCTTGTCATAATCCATGCTTTCAACGGTTGATTCCGTTGGCAGATTTGACATATCGACAAGGCTGTACGTTGCGTTATCCTCAATAATAGTTGTTTGCATTGTCGCAGTTGTGGCTGTAGCCCCCTGCAAGCCCCTGCAATCGCTTTGCCGTGATTCAAGGTCAAATATCCTTTGTTCAAGTTGACCAAGCCTTAAATCGGCTTGCAGGAGCCTTCCATGTACAATGCAAGCGCAAATAAAAAGAGCCATGATAAAAAAGATAAAAAGCAACCTGATTTTAGTCTGGATTGTCATCCGGTTCATCATCCTTCCCATAAACGTCTTCCCATGTTAAGCCCTGAACGGCTAACAGTTGCATGGTTCGCTTTTTTGATTCCTGGCTGGCGCGGAACTTGCCGTACTGCAAGCCTGTGCGGTTGGTCTGCAATATGGCATTTTTACGAATGAGATACGTTCCATAAAAGTTGAGCGCCTCCAATCGCCCGGAATGTATGGCTGCAAGAACGGCAGATTTGGAAGCATAGCCGCACATTTTCTGATAATCCTTGACGGAAATGTAATCATCCTCCGGTATTTTCACGGCAAATCACCTGCAATCTTAATTTTTTTCAACGATTTTCATAGCTTCTTTCAGGGCAATGAAAGCCGTTGGATGGTCAACAACATAAACGGCAACCTTGCCGGTTTTGTATTCATGAATGAAGGCAGACCAACGGATGCAATTCCGGCTCGTGCTGGCGTATTGGTCGATGCTGAAATAGTATCCTGAGCGATTGATCGCCCTCATGAGCGATTCCAGGTTCTTTGTCGCAGGATCACGCTTGCGCTCCTTGCTTTCAACGGCATGAGCATTGACATAGCCGATTGACGCCCTGTCATAAGATGATGATACTGATTTCTGGCCTATTTTCATGCCATTATTGCCCATAATTGATATGATTATTTTCGTTTTCATACATTTCCTCCTTTGGAAACGGTTATAATCTGGTCAACCAAGCTTTTAAGCTCTGATTCTACATAGTCTTGTGTTCTTGCTGGATCACTGGATCGTCTCGACCATGATAGACGAGAAGCGGCGAGGTCTGTCTCACAAAGAGAAAGGATTAACTGTTCGTCCTGTCCATCTCCAGAATGACAACAGTCAAAGCCAAGCCACCACAAATCAGATTCAACCGGATATTTACTATCCTTGCCACCACCAGAATATGTTAGGCTACCATGTACGTCAAAATAAACATCTGGAGAAATTAAGTCTTGTGAAAACTTTGAGCAAAGCAAGGGGATTATTCCGCGTTTTCCAATAGGCTGATCCTCAACGTCTTTTTTAGGCAGACAAGCGTCCCTATAGTCCTTACCATAAAGGGAATGACCCTCAGGTAGACCAACGTATCCGCAACGATGACCCATATCCATACCAAGGCACACACAGCGAAAGTTTTTGTAAACAAAATCACTCTCAACAACATAAGATTTATTGGTTTTCATGATTATTTACCTCCATGAAACGGATATGAGCCACGGCTTGAGCCAGATTCACGGCTGATATTTAGCTTGCGCAGTCTGAATGTAGGCTTGCGCTCGTTTCTTACGCCGCAAAGAATGACAAGATTGCCAATTTTCAACGATGCCGGTTTAATTGTGTTTTTCATGATGTTCACTCCTTATAAATTTATCTTGCTTAATGCGTCTTTAAGCGCGGTGTAAGGTGTCGGCTTGCTTTCCCCCATAATCATGCCTCCCCCTTTTGCGGGGAAAAGATAGCATCTCCACTCCTTGTCATATCCGGACTGATCCAGATGCGCTGTCCATCCCTTATCGTTGGCATACTTGAGCAAGTTGTCCAAATTCTTGATCCTTTTCGCATTAATTCCCATTTTGCGACCTGCCTTTCAAATATAGCGCGACAAACGGCGCACAGGCGAACAGCCAAATGACAAAAACAATGACATAAGCCATAAAATCACGCTCCCATCTTGACTTGTTTCACGGATACAATATCCGCATACGGCACGTGTTCAGTATTGGCAACGTGCCATTTTGCCGCATAAATTGCCAGATAAATGTCATCTGAATGAACATTGACAATAAATGTACCATGTTCTTTTGTCGTTACCGCAATTTTCACAATATCACCTTCCCTATAATTATTATGACTCTGCATTGATAGGGCTTGTCACCTAACCTGGCTGCATTACAGGGCGGAGACGTTACCGCCCCTGATTATATTATTCGCATTATCCGGCATTACTTGTGCCGGAGCATATGTCATCACCTCGCTTTTCGCTTGAAAAACGCTGTATGTTTTTAGTCCATTTCGCTTTGTTCATCCCAATATTCTTTGTCAATTTCCGAGTTTTCCCAATCCAATTCTGCGCCACAATGACGGCAAATTACGTCTTTAATTGATACGCGATGCTCACAACTCGAACACTCTAAAAATTTCCATACCCGCTCTTCACTAGTATCCGGATCATATGACTCATCCCAATAATCATCCACAGTTGCTTTTTTGCTCATATTATTACCTGCCTTCCTATACAAAATATCAATTTTGTGCCATATCAATCATGAAACAATAATAATATACACGACCGTTTGCAGGCATTTTACACGTGTCGATTGTTTTGAACCCCCAATTCAAATATAAATATTCTGATTCAGCGGGAACCAGTTTTATTTCTTTGTTGGGATATTTCAGCTTCATTTCATCGTAAGTCATAATAATACGCCTTCTTGTCGGCTTTATGGATGAACCGGCAGGAACCGCATGATAGATTATTTCAGATATGCCATTGAATAGCGGCCGCAGCCGGTTTTCCATGATTCGGGATCAAACAAATTTGCTCTTGCCGTTTTAGCTGGCGTCTGCCAGGATGCCGGTTTATAAATATTGCCGTTTTCAGGATCAATAAAAGCATATACGCTATATTGAACGCCTGAATGACGGACGACCTTTACCCAGCGCTTGCCGAAAGCATATGAATACGTAATTTTATCGGCGGATGCAATTTTTTCAAGATAATTAAGAAAATTATCTAATTCGTGTTTATTTTCCATGTTATCCGCCTCTCATTCAGATAATTTTTTCAGGATAAACGCCAATTCGCTTTTTACATCATATGATGTAAAAGTAAAGCCGCCGCCAAAAGCTCTGCCGTGAAACAAGCGCAAGCCGGCAGCCCGCGTCTTTTCGGATGCTACGTGATCCGCAAGTCCAATATCTAAATAATGGACTATATAGCGCGGATTGCCGTTAAAATCGTTACCGAAACAATAAACCGGATAATCTTGCCCATTGACTGAAAAATACTCTTTGCGTAACATGATTTTATCCTCCATGATATTATTAGGCTGTCAAGCCTTGACTGCTATCATGATGAAATGACAGCAGATAGACGTACAGACTAATGACTAATAATCAAGATCATAATTTATTTGTGATTCATAATCGTTATTGTCCTGTAGCTTGCTCGGCTTGCAAGGATACGGATCGGGATTGCAAGATAAACAATTGTCGAGGCATGACGCTCCATTAACGCCATTGATTATTTCAGATCCGCAATGTTTACATGTTTTCATATTATTCTCCTTTGACATATTCTTGATTCAAAACATAGTCAAACGTTTCCGCGATATATGATTTAATATCGCGTTTGTTGATGCCTGAGATGGTAATATCGATGCCATTGAATGCGGGACGGATTGTGATATTGTGTTCAGTCCATCCGTCATAGTATCCATTTTCATCCATATGATGAAATGATGTTTGCAGGACAATCTTGCAGCTTGTGGACTTTTCAAGATTGATAGTTGTGCCGGCATCGAAACCAGATCCATAAGGCAGATAATTCTTTTCAATCTTGCGCAATGTTTCCGCGTGCTTGTCTTCCTGTTCTGCATTGCCTGATTTGACACAATTTTTCAATGCTTCAGTCGTTGATGCAATTTCCTGATAAATTTTCATGACAATATACCACCTTTCAATTTATCGGATTATATAAGAGCGATTAAATGAAGGTTAAATTCCAATCACGCCCGCGCCATTGAATATCAATAGCATTCAGCGCGGACTCAATGCTATAATATCCGCGGTAATTGCTCACGTCATCGCCATTGTCGGCGATTAAGTCATACAATTCGTCATCCCGCTTGATAATGCCTATTCTGATCCATTCGACAGGCTTACCATAGGCTGACCCGTTAATTTTCGCGTACCATTTCTTTAGCATAATAACTCCATTTCTGTTATTCAATCATAGCTGATATATTGGATTGATAACGCACTCATAACCGAAAAATGAAGGAAAAAGGAGCGGAGCAAACCGCTCCCTTTTCTTATCCCTTCCGGCAGAGCATATCCGGCCAGCGGCACGCCTGAACAGTTGGCAGCTTTTCATATTCTGCCGGCGTGACAACATCACAACAACCACAAGTGCAGCCCGGCACGCTCCATTTTTTAGCGGCCTTCTCTGCGGCTTCAAGCGTTGCGTGACGGCTAATCAACCCGCCGCCGTGAAACTGAGTTTTGACCAGATAAAAATTGAATGATTGCTTTTTCATGATTTTGCCCTCCTGTATTTGTTGCCCTCATCAGTGACCGCATAACGGTCAGACGCCTTGCGGCGTTTCGGGCTTATTGGTCAAATTTCATCTGTTATTATCATCCCGCCTAACCCTTGCGCATAAATATTGATCCATTTGAAATTGCCGCGAGCTGTTTTTACTCTATAGGTTGCCAGTGGGTAAAATACATTGTGATCTTTAGGGCTTAAGGGCAACGATTGTTCTTCATAGTATTCTGGATATCTCAAGCTAAAAACAAATTTCTTTGCTGCATAAAACTCTTGTTTCATTAAGTCATTCATATCGGTTTTATGGTCGAAATAATTTAAACGTAAATCAATAACTTTTTTCATGATAATTTCCTCCCGGCCTTAGCCTGTATCCCGTTTAACCTGATCTGATAATTTCAAATGCTCTATAAGCCAATAATATCATGTATTCATAAGTAGTCAAGCCATTTTATTAAATGTTCATAAATTGTTCATAATTCTCCTGATTTCCTTGATATCTATCTATATATATATTATATCTATATATATCTATTGATATCTCATGTTCTCATGTATCATGATTATGATTAATGATATATCTATTATTCTATGTGATGTCTATTTATCCAGGATATGATATGACGTGATATTTATAATCATATCTAAGCATATCTATTATGATATATCATCATTATCAATATCATATCATGTCATATTCAATATTACATGTCATGGTCATATGAACTCATGATGTGGATATCTATATACATCATGATACATGAATGATCAAGGCATGGATGTATCCAAGGAGCTCCAGGCAGATGTTGCATGATAGATCCAGATCAGATTGTGCTATGTCATGGCCATGATATTTATCTATAGGGCATCATGCTATTGTTATTTATTTATGTCATGATTCATGGCATGGTATGGCCATGACCACGGGCTACCAGTGACATTAGGCCACCGGTTTATTCTGTATGTATTACCCACAAAATATTAATTCCCTTGAAAATGATATCATATTGTTTTCATGTACGGAAAAAGTATTGACAAGGGATGTCATGGGTATAGAATGATAAGTATGGTGTATGCGGTATGTGAAGAAATAAGGTTTTGTCCGTTCAGGGGAGAGGATGGAAAGTGTACAAGGACTGACTGTGTGTATTACAGGGGAAAGAAAGAGGTGAAAGGGAATGGCAAAGAAAGGGAAGCCGGTGGCAAAGCCGGTAGATAAGCCAGTTGAGCGCAAGCCGGTTCATGGGGTTGAATAATCATGAAAGTATTTCAGGTAGAGGACAAGCATTCTGAAATTATCGAGGCGGTATTGGATTCCATATCGCGTGCGCCAAATGGCGAAAATGTGGATTGTTTTGTTTTTGGCATGGTTTATAAAGATGGGAAGTATTCTACTGGTTATGTCAATGCAAGCCCTTGTAATATGTCTATGGTCGCTGGGTACATTCAGTTGGAGGCAAGTCTCAGATATGTCAAGTTGAATAAAGAATTTATTGACAATGAATCGGATTTGGAAGGGGAAGCATGATGGAAGAGAAGATTGTTCAAGAGCTGGAACTGATGGAAAAGGGCTATTATCAAAAGCGTGACGAATGCGCTGTAGCGATTGACAAAAGGAAGAAAGAGATTCAGACGCTGATGACTAATCAGGTGGCATATGAGGGCATGGCTCTTGGCGTCAGGTCGGCTATAGAGCAGGTTATTCGTTCAGGCGAACTGCCTGAGGTTGACATGAAAGATGTAACAGTTGACAAGGTTGTTCCCATTCATGGAAAAGACAAGTGATTGTCTTTTTATTTTTGCTGAGGTTATGAATCATGCCAAGATGGCCTAAGAAAGACGCAGATGTTGAGATTGCTTTAAAAGAACCTGAGGTTTCGCATAATCCTGAGGATTATGTTGACTATACCAGCGCCTTGATTCGCTATGGAATGCTGATTCATGAAAAGAGGAAGAACAACGGCAAGATCTTGAAAAGCGGTCTTGACGAGGTTTACGGAGTTAATGGCGAACCTGTTGAGATAACCTCTCAGCAGGTCGTTTATTTGAACATGAGAATGTCCGGGCTGTCTACAAAGGATGCTTGCAAGGCTTTGGAGATTGACACCATGCAACCCATGCTTTGGGAAGAGGAATGCGACAAGAACAGTGTTTATGTGTGCTGTGTTGAAGCATTGAGGAAGCTGGAAGCAAGCATGCTTGAGGACAAGCTGTGGGCAAAGGCCATTAACGACAGCAGGGCTGATGCTGTGGCTTTGGCTTGCTTGAAGGCAAGAATGCCTGAGTACAAGGAGAACGCGCCTGTAGTCGGCGTCAACATGGTTCAGGTGAACATTACAGTTGAGAACCAGCCTTATGTAGTGGATACGGGCGTTACGCCTTTGGAAAGGGTGGATGACGAAGATGACCTCGAAGGATAAACTGATGTTTCAGACGGTTGTTACAGAACAGATCATGAAGGACAAGGGCTATTTTGCCAATGTTGAGGTTAAAAGGGACTATACTTCAATCATTCCATACGAAAACATTTCCATTGGTTGCAGGACAATAACCGGCGATTGGTTCACTAAGATTGTTCATCTTTCATGCGAGGTCATCAGGGAAACGGACTGGCACGTCATTGCAAGATGCATTGTCCGGCACCTGGAAGATGACAGGGTTCTGTTAACGGTAGTCTGATTATGACAAAAGCCTCGGCAATGGCCCCAAGATATGAGATAAATATCAGCGAGAATGTGTTCAATCCCGCGTTTTATCCGTATTTGTATAAGATTTTTAATTATGAGGTGTTTTGGGGCGGCCGTGGCAGCGGAAAGTCAAAGGTAATAGCGCAACGATTGGTGTTGCAGTTGTCAACATTGGAGCATAGGAACCTCGTAGCCATGAGGAAACAGGCTACTGACTGTAGAAACTCGTGCTTTGCCGAGATTTACAAGGTCATTTATGAGTTTCATCTGGAAGGCGTTTGGGATATCCGCGAAAACCCGGATATGCGCATGTACAACAAGGTCACTCACAGCGAGATCATCTTTACAGGAATGGACAAGGTTGAAAATGTCAAGTCATTGACTTTCAAGCATGGGAACGCAACTGATTTATGGTATGAAGAACTTACAGAGGAACCCATTGAGGAAAACCTGATCACTTTGGACACGTCCATTCGCTCTTATGGCATGAAATGCCGGGTTATCGTTTCCTTCAACCCGCCTTTGGCTACCTTCTGGATCTTTCATTGGATGAAAACAGCCCTAAACTTTGACGGAACGCCCAATACAAGGACTTATACCATTGAAACATTGGTTGAAGGAGTTATGGTAACTTCTGACTGCCTGATTCATCACTCAACATACAAGGACAATAAATGGAATTTCAAGCTGAACAAAGATGGAACAGCCGATTATTCCAAGCCAGGTGCGTATGCTGCGAAACTGGAAAGGCTGAAGTATTCCAATCCTTACAAGTACCGTACTGAATGTCTTGGTCTGCCTGGAACTGCCGGAGAATCCGTGTTCAATGCCAACAAGATTGCCGCAAGGCTTGAGTTTTTGCAGGATTATCATCAGAATAATCCGCCAACAAAAGTCAATTTTGCGTATACTGCCGATGACAGGGACATGCCGGTCATATCAACGGTTCATCCTGAGGAAAGCGACACTGGGGAAACACTCATTTATTTCATGCCCAATCCCAAGCATCCTTATGTTGCGGCATTGGATACCGCTGGCGAGGGCATTGACCCGTATGTTTTGCAGGTCTGCGATAATATCACGGATGAGCAGGTAGCCGTGTTCCGGTCTTTTGACAGTGCAGACCATTGCATGATACAGGTTTATGGCTTGCTGAAACTGTACAATGACGCCTTGATAGCACCTGAAGTGAACTTCTCGGATTATCCCATATTCAAGCTGAAGGAATGGGGTTATCAGAATATTTATCAAAGGGAGTCTCCAAAGGACGATTATCACGATACTATGGAGCAAAAACTGGGGTTCAGGACTACCAGCGGTAACAGGCAGTCCATCATTGACAATAACATTGCATGGTCAAAGCATAACATGGATAAGTATTACGATGTGGAAACGTTGCTGGAAATGCAGTCGTTTACAAGGCAGGACAAGAAGAACAAGAACATTTTCATGGGCGCAGAACCTGGTGCTCATGACGATCTGGTCATTGCATGGTCGATCTTATTGAAGGCGAAAGAACAGCAGGTGGGTTATGAGATAGCAGAAATCAAGGTGATTACGGGTTACTGGACGAAAGGCGAACTGGAGATAGCTGTTGCAAAAGGTAAGATTGACAGAGAGGTTGCAGACAACTATATGCTTGAGCATGAAAACCGGTTCAAGAAGGAAGTGAGGAGGAGATCAAAGTATGCCAGATAACGAGATAAACATCAAGGACGTGTTCACAAGGATCATCAGTCTTGAGGAAAAGGTCAATCTTTTGCTTGCGGAGCTACAGCGTCTAAAACCTCTTGATAATCATGATATAATTGAGGTGTCGGAAAAGGGCGCTGGAGCTTTCATTAATCCTGATACTGGGCTTTTCGACATGAAGTATTTCAAATCCATGCACCCAAAAGATGAAGGGATGAAGTAAATTATGGAAGTCAAAGAAATTCAGACTTATGCCGAAAAGCAGAATGATCAGCGAGGTATTCAGGCTTGGCAAGACCTGATGACTGATGAAGAGTTTGAAATGGGCAAGTATTACAGCGATTTGTACTCTCAACGTCAAGCAGAAATATCCAAAAACAAGGACTATTGGGACAGGCTTTGGGAGTTGTATGGTTGCCAGAGGGATGCCGTTTCCGATGACGAGGACTATCCAAACAACTTCTTCCCGATCATTACGCCTTGCGTGGAAGGTCAGACAGCATCTATCATAGAAGGCGGAATAGAGTTTTCTCACGCAACCAACAATCCTGGTCAGTCACAGTTTATGGTTCAGTATGACGCCGCAAGCGAGTTTGCCAGACGTCAGAACCGATTTCTCGATTATTTCAAGGACTATACAAGGAAATATGACCTTATAGGCACAGCCTGCATTACTCCAGCATGGGAGAACCGGTTTGCCGTTGTTAAAGGAAAGCCTGTTGGTTTTCCCAAACTGACGGTATGCCCTTTGCTTTCAGTCATGGTTGACGGAAGAATTAAGGACGTTAAGGATATTCAGTATGCAGAGTACATCATTCATGAAATAGGCTTTCAGACTTTGGGTTGGGCAAAAAGGACTTATGGCGAGGACAAGGGCAATGCCATTTCCATTGGTTATAACCGCTATGAGGGTACTGACCCTGATGAATCCCTTGATGACAGTTATTCATTCATCTTGCTTCATGTGTGGACAAGAAGCAACGAACCGGGCAATCTTCAGTTGATTGAAATGACCAGTGACGGGTTTGTCCTGAGATATTCAGATCCTAAAGAGCCGTATTACACTTATGTTGAGAATGAGTATCCTTTTTACTTCTCAAGGATGATGCCTGTTGAAGGGCAGTTTTACGGTCATGGTGACGGAACCTTGCTGAAGAAATTGCAGGAAGGCTTGAATAACCTGATGGACGAAATGGAGCTTGCTTGCAGGTTTTCTGCTCAAGGCAAGGTCATTGTAGACCCTAAGGGCAAGATGGGCGTTGACCAGCTTACCAGCAACCCTGCGGATATTGCCGTATGCAATAACCCTAACGAGAACATCAAGGTTCTTCAGGCAATGGGCATCAATCCTGTGGTTATCCAGATGATCCAGATGATCAGGGACTTTGCTCCCGAAGCGACAAGGTTTGCGCAGATCATGACGGGAAACCAGCAGGGAGTGTCAGCTACCGCAACTCAGATCAATAGCCAGATGATGCAGGGTTCGGTTGGAATCAACGACAAGAAATCGGACATTGCAAGGGCTATGGAATGGACTGACAGGTATTGCCTGAAACTTTGTATGCAGTACTGGGACAAGCCTTTCTGGTCTAACCTGGGTCATGACTATGCCGCTTCCAGAACGTTTGTAGATCCTCAAAGCATGATTAAGGGGCCGTCTGCCATTCCTGCAAGAAACGATGTGGTGGAAAAGATTGAGAAACGTTCCAATATCTTCAAGTTCTTCAAAAGGAACAAACAGCAGACAGACCTTGCAAAAGACGACAAAGGCGAGTTGATTTATACTGACATTGACTTTGACACAAAGGTATTCATTGGCAAGGGCATTGCAAGGGGCAAGACGGATATGTACAATATCCTCATGGGCCTTGCTGGCGTGTTGCTCAAGACCGCTCAAGGTGGAGTCATTCCTGCCATAACCCCTGAACGCTGGATTGAACTGATGGAAGAAACTTTGGGAATCAAACTAAGGACTGAAACAGAAGAGGGCAGTTTGGAAAATGCCATGTTCGACCAACAGGCGCTTACAGGGATGAACCCTGTTGGCAACAACAATACCGTTCAAAAACCACAGCAGGTTCAGCCTGAAAACCTACAGTCAACCGTTCCTGCGGTTGCTGGCGGTGACAATCGTAATATAGTTATATAACGGGAGAATAAGTATGAGTTCGGAAACAAGATATGACGCAATGGACAACCTTTTGACACAGTCAAACGCACATACCATAGGCGTTCTTAAAATACTTAAAGATTATTATCCGGCGTTTGCCAAGAAGATCTTTGAAGGCAATCCGTTGATAGAACAGCTTGCCATGTGCGGAATAACATCGTTCGATATTTTGAAGTATCCAGTATGCAATCATTGTGAAGCTCTTGCCATGTACTTTGATTGTGCGAAGAACGAGGATGGAACACTTAAGAAAAGGGAAGATGGTTCGCTGATTGGCGTTTGCAAGTGCAAGAAGTGCGGAACGGTTACGGAAGATCCGGTTATCCTGTATGACTGGTGTTTGATGGAACTGAGAAAACGCGCACCTGCAACGGTGGATTATGAGTTGATTATCGCTACGGACGCATTGGCTGAAAAGTTGATAAGACAGGCAAATTACAGGCTTGAAAAAAGGATAAAGGAGAAAGCAGTATGATTAACCCGAAAAACAAGAAGCAGTTGGTTTTCCCGATGTTCATACCTACAAACACATTTAACGGCAAGGTTCACACATGGAATGATGTCAATGCAGATGGCGACAAGTCCGTTCGCGCCATTGGCGCTTTCGGCTATGAGACTAATCAGTTTCTTGGCGGAAGATGCCTGATGCTTGGTTATTTCAAGGAGTATGGGTTCTGGGGTTGCCGGGATAAGATTGTTCCCGAAAAGATCAGGGCGTTTTATCTGCCAGATCCTACCTTGATAACGGAACTTGGCAAGACTGTGTTGGCAGAGGTTTTCCCTGATAATGAAATTCTTTATATCATGTTTGATGAAATCCCCGTTGAGAAGGTCGATGTGAAAAATCGTGAAAAACTGGAGCAGGAAGCGGTTGAGTGCAATGTTCTTAACGGAGACTACCGGCTTATAGGCAAGTCTGAAACGGAAACATTGCAGTCGCTTGTTAAGGCGGCAAGGTATGAGGCGGTTCAGGAGCAAAGGGAAGAGAAGCGCAAGGCTACGGCAGAAGCAAGCAAGGCAAAACAACTGGTAAGCAATGCAAACAGGCGCAAGAAAGCAGTTGTTGCAGAGGTAAACGCATAGCGATATTCATAATTTGCTTGACAAGCGTTATATACTCAAGATGACAGATAGCATGATTCAATCATGCTTTTTGTTTATTAAGGCCGGTAAGGAGCCGAAATCCTTACATACGTCATTTCTGACGGTTAAGAAGGAGAATATATATGGCAAAGAACCTTGAAAAACCTGAAAAACAGGACAAAATCAAATTCTCTGTTGTTGACAATGAAGTGTCTGCAATCGAGGTTTCACCATCGAAAAAGCATGACGAGGACGTTGAAGACGCTGACGATGCTGATGACGATGATGTGGAAGATGTTGCGGACAATGACAATGACGCTGAAACCGAGGATACGGAAGAGGACATTGCGGTTGAGTTGGACGAATCGGAAGACGAACAACCGGAAGATGAACCTGAACAGCCAAAGGCTAAACAGCTGACAAAGGAACAGAGGAAAATCCGCGCTTTGAAAAACGAGATCAAGAAACGTGATCTTGAAAAGGCAGAGTTGCAGAAAAAGCTTGAAGATAAGGCCGCCGCCGATTCCGTAAAGGATCTTGCAAAACAGATCATGGATGAGGAAGGTCTTGACGAAAAGGAAGCGACAAAACGCGCATCAAAAGAAGTCAAGCAGTCGGTCTTGGAAAAGCAGGTTGAAGTCCTGTTGTTTGAAAAGAAGCATAGAAAAGTGCTTTCTCAGTATCCCGAAGCGGACAATGATCTGGACAAGATCATGAGGGCATCGGAAACAGGAGTCATGACAGTAGAGCAGATTTGCAAAGGACTGTATGGTTCTGAAATGACTGAGAAAGAGAAACGTGCAATCAATGCCCTGAAAGAAGATGCTGTTGCAGGTGACAATTCGGTTGCCAAGTCTATAAGGTCTGCGGCGGCTCCTGTACGAACGAAACTCAATGCTGAACAAATGAAAATTAAAAGCTACCTTGAAGGCAGGTTCCATAAAAAACTGACCGATGAGGATGTCATCAAACTAAGTGAGTAAGTAATAGTTAAAGAGAGGAATGATTATCAATGATTAGACCTGTAAATCCTGATAAACACGGCTATGTGAAATGGATTGCCGGTGCCGCTATCAACAAGGGGCAGTTGCTTGTTCTAAGTTCCACAAGTGCGGCTCCCGCTACGGAAAGCATTACCACGACCATCATTCTTGGCGTTGCTGTTGAGGATTGTGCCAGCGGTTCCATTGTTACCATGTATCATCCTGACCAGGAGTTCGAGTTTGACCTGTATCAGGGTAGTACCGTTGATGAAGTCACTGATGCTATGGTTGGCATTGCCTATGACATTTATGTTGATGGTGCGGTTGATGACGGTTCTGCCGAAGGCGAAATGTATCTTGACCTGAACGATACGTCAACTGGTTCGATTTTCGTCAATGAATATGACAATACCCGGCGCGTGGCTACTGGCCGTTTCTTGCGGTCATTGCTGTATATCTGATTGCAGATTCATGCAAATTTGAAAGGAATGATTATAAATGGCTGGTGGCAGAAGTTCTGACATTACAAATCTTAAAAAGGCAAGGGCAAGTATCAACTTTGTTTTCAACGAAGCGGCAAAAGTGCCGCAGGAACAACAGTGGCCTCAGATCGTACACAAGGTAAATCAACCGCTGGAAGTAGGCACGTATCTCACCGTAGGCGACGTTGGAAACGCCGCGTTGCACACTGAAGGCAATGATTATACCTTTGAGGGCATTGCGGAAGACTGGAAAACCGAGATCACCATCAAGACGTATGGCAAAGGCGTGTTTGCCACTCGCAAGCAGATGAAGGACGATCAGACGCTTTCCGTCAATGGCATGTTTGGCACGAAACTCATTCGTTCTATGATCGAAACAAAAGAAAAGGTTGTTGCTGACGCTTATAATGACGGGTTCGCTACGGCTATGGCTGATGCTGTGTATGTGTTTTCAAGCACTCATCCTCTGTCAAATGCTCCGGGCAAGTACAATGACAACCTCGTTACCGGCGCTATCTCCGTTGACAACCTGAAAGCCGGTATCATCCAGTTCAGCCTTATCAAGAACCAGGCTGGCAATCGCTATCCCACTCGTGCCACGCATTTACTGACCAATACCATGAACCAGTTCGATGTTTATGAGATTTTGGAAAGCGCGTTGCTGGCGCATCAGCTGTCCAATACCATCAACAGTTTGAAGAAAGAACCCTTGGGCGTTATCTTCAATGACTACATTGACCATACAACCAAAGGAGATACCTATTCGCCGTGGTTCCTGCTTGACAAGACCATTCCCGATGCCGGTTGCGTTCACCAGTATCGCGGTGGTATGCAGATTGAGACGGAACTCAACTTCAAGAACAAGAATACTGAAAGCACCTGTGAGGAAGAGTTCGCCGTTGCCTTCGTATCACCAGGCTTTGGAGTTATTGCCAGTCAGGGCTGATACTGACAAACAACTGAATAAATCGAACGAGAGTGGAGTCTTTAAACCGCTCCACTCTTTTTTTAATTGAAAGGAAGTACGAATATGGCTGTTACACCGAGAATTGTTGGCTGGAAATATGTTTCAGCAAATCTTTATGGCCTTTATGTTATGGACGAGAACGGAACGGAAAACCTGATTTATGACAGTGATGGCTATCTTTATCAGGATGGAACAAAAGTTACTGCAACCGCCGCACAAATGAACACCGCTGGCGGTGCATCTGCTATTCTTGATGATGTTGTTCTTACTCTTGGTACGACAACGGCAACTGCTGCTACAAAAATCACACTTGAGTTTGACGAAACGACAACTGGTATTGGTCTGTTCCAAATTGGTTCACTTTCGGTTCCTCAAGTTCTAAACACAAATCCTGGTGCTACAGTATGTGGACATGTTGTCAATATTCTTCACAGCGCAGGCGCCGGTGATTGTGATGATCTGCTTGGTTCATATTGCAAAGTGGCATTGTCTGGTGATGGCGATAGCGGAACTACTGCTGTTGGTCATGCTTCTCGCGCATATGCCGGTACTGCCGCTGGTTCAACAACTGTCGTATCGCAACTGTATGGTTCACAACCGTGGGTTTCGCATTATGGCACTGGTGCCGTTACTGCCATGTCTGGTTTGTCTGCAAAGTGCGACGTGAATACTGGCAACTTTACAGCCACTACCGTCAATGCAGGACACTTCCATATTGAAGGTGCTTCAACTGTTACTTCGTCCATGTTTGATGGTGTCATGATTGAAGTTTATCCCGATGTCACCTGCCTTGATGCTGGTTTGCGTATTGCTGTTGACACTGGCGCTACCGTTGGCGCGGCGATTGCTGTTGACGGTTCCACAACTGATTTTGTCAAATTTGCTGCAACTGGCTCTGGCGGTGCAACAACCTCTGACCCAAGTGTTGGCGTGGCTAACTGTTGGATCAAGTGCCATGTTGGTGACACGATTACTTGGTTGATTGGTTATGCCGATTCATAATGTCTTGCCTTGTATGATATAATCAATTTAGGCATATCAATAGCATGGGAAAGGGGCAGTAATACTTATGGTTCGACCAAGATTACTGCCCCATAGTTTATTAAAGGAGATGTAAGAACATGGCTGTTACGCAAATGGTATTTGACTGTAAAAATCAGAAGGTTAGAGCGATTATTCCAACTGCCACAATCAATAGTGCCGCCGTTACCAATAGGATTGTTACAACCACAAATATGAAGGTTGGCGCTTATACTGTTGCCGCACAACCATACGGGCCAAGCAAAATCACGGTAACTACAACGGCAAGTGGAACCGCCGATACTCAAGGAATAATTACGGTTACAGGAACAGATATTTTTGATCGGACAATTACTGATGTTATTACTCCTGTTGCTGGTTCTACAGTAAGCGGAACCAAGTATTTTAAAACTGTAACTGCTGTTGCTGGCTCTGGTTGGGTTATTGATGCTGGTTCTGGAAATGATACGATTGTTGTTGGTGTTCCTGCTGATATTGGAATCAATGCGCCTGGGTTAGCCGTTTCTTTTCAGATCCTTACGGGAACTACAACCTATTTTAATCCCATTACAACCGCTACTGCCGCCGCTACTCAATCCATTCCTTTGATTGCAGGGGATTCGTGGCAGAATGTTACCGTTGATGAAACACTTAGTTTTATCAATTCTGGTGGCGGTACATTATGGGCAATCATTTGGGAGCCTATTCCTAGACCTTGTTGATAAAGCAATAGTAGAAAGCAGGTAATATTATGAATGTTACTGCCTTGCTGGCTTTAGTTCTTAAACTATATCCTCACTCTGATACGTCTGCGAATGTCGTAACATACATGAACATGGCTCAAAAAGACCTGTCAGCAGAAGGTTTTGGGCTTATTGCAGTTGATGAAACACTGGAAACCATTGCAAATGATGATGAGTACACCTATCCATCAACCATTGAGGACATTTCACAGATTGAATATCTTGAGATAGAGAAGGACGCTGACGAGATTGACTATGTTGTTGCTTCTACAAATATGAAAGTAGGATCTTATACCATAGCCAATCAACCGGCAAGTGCAAGCAGGATTTCGTTTACTGTTACAACGGTTGCAACTGCTGACACTTTGGGAACTATTGTACTTGTTGGCACTTCAGACGGCGCAACTGTTACCGAAACGATTACGCCATTGGCAAATTCAAGGGTCTGGAGTACCAATGTTTATACCGCAATAACCAGCATTACCGGTTCGTCATGGGTTACCGGAAGTACGGCGGATACAATAAAAGTTGGCGTTCAGACTGATCGGTATAATTACACCAAATATGAGCCTTCATATAAGGATGACGATACCTGTTATTCCAACACGTTCAGGCAGAATTACACATCTGCTGGTGGCAAGACAATGGTGCTGTATCCTGTTCCTGCCACTTCTGGATATAATATTCGAATACGTTATCACAAATATCTCACAGACTTGTCGGCAGACAGTGCAAGCGCGTCACCTGAGTTTGACAGCAGGTTTCATGAAATGCTTGCCGTTTATGCAGCGTATATGCTTGCTTCTGTTGGCGCAAGTCCTGACACCATCCAGGCTGACAGGTTCTACCAGCAGTATGACAATTATCTCACGGCTTTGTGGAAGGACAGAATGAACAAGGAACGTGTCTATCCAAGAAAGCCAAGAGATAACAAACAATGGCATTAAGAGGTATTGTAAATGGCTGGTAGTATGTACAATAGGAAAACAGGTTTTGGTCAGACAAAAACCGTCATGACAAGACCAATGTTAGGGATAAATGATTATAATGATCCTTTATCTTTGTATGACAACGTACTTTCTGACGCGTGGGATGCCAGACCAAATAGTGACGGAGATACTATAAGTCTACAGACGATAGCAACTAATAGCAAATATAAGACAATGATGTATAACACTGGCGAAGTTGTAGACGGCATTGGTGATTATTTTTATTCTGGTTCTACAAAGTATGAGCATCTTATAATAGTTCAAATGGATGGTGAATTAGACCATGATACTATTATTGATGATTTAGTAGATCTTAATGTTACGTCAAATACAAGAACAATAAAAGATATTTCCGCATATAACCTTGTGCATACTGGTACTGCTGGAATCACTTCTATGTGTATGTATTATACAGAAGCAAAACGGTATGTTTGTTTCACTACGCAAAATAATAAGACCTTACTACTTTATGATTATACAAACGTAATGGTCGTTACGTTGCCTTTTTACCCGAGAAAGATTGTTTCACATTATAACCGGATATTTGCTATTGATATGTCAAATAAGTTATGGTGGTGCAAAGCTGGCGATCCTTTTTCATGGTATGGACTTGAGGAAGATGACGATAAGATTGTTACCAGTACCGCAATGCTGAATTCTACTGCATACACGATAGCCGCACAACCAGACGTTCCTCGTCCTCTTGAGTTTACTATAACCACGGTTGTTACGGCAGATGCTCTTGGCACTCTTGCAGTAGTTGGAACAGATTCTTTGGGTGTTGCTCAATCAAAAACATACACGCCTATTACAGGGAAGTACATTACTCCGGATACATGGGGAAGTATTACAAGCATAACTGCCGCTGGACACACGGCATCTGGAACGGCTGATAATATCAAGATTGGTATTGCTCCCGTAACCGGATTTGTTCAGGCTGATGCAGGATACTGGACATACGAACAGGAAAGTTATTTGGGTAACCTTGCCGTACTCGGAAACTCTTTGTTCATTTGGGCGCAAGAAAGCATTTGGGTGTTTCAAGGTTATTCATATGATACTTTCAGTTCTTCAAAATATATTTCGGGGATTGGCATTTCAACGTCATATACTTCTGACACGGGAGTTGCTGTTTCTAATAATACTGCATATTTTAATTATGATAGTAAAATATTTGAGTTTGATGGTTCCAGTTATCCAAAACCAATAAATTGCCCGATTTACACAAATGGTTCTATATCCAATGGTATCTATGGTGGAATAAAATTAAATGAAGGAAATCTTATTGCAGACAATAATAATTTATATGTAATGGGTGGGAGGCAATTGTCATTAATAGACACTGATCCAGAAACACCGGGTTCTACTACAATAGAACAGCATTACTATTATATGTTTGACATTAAACGTCGGTCATGGTGGAAACGCGCAGGATTGGCAGAAGAAAACGAGGATTTGAATTATTTATGGAATCCATATTATTTTAACAGACCGGGTTCTTCAACTCTTTGGGCTGTTGCTGAAAAATGGGATGGAGCAGAAACCACATGGTATCTTCGCACATACATGGGTTCCACCTATGATACTACTTCATATATTTGCACAAAAGCATTTGCTAACTCCGTTTCCGATGACAGTACACTTACGCAGATAAATATACTTTGCAGACGGTTATACAGCGGTTCAACTCTTAATGTCTATTACAGCACAACCACCACGTATGACGCGGATGACTGGGTATTGTTAAAGGCGTTTACTACAAGCGATCTTGATGATGAATACAAGGTCGTTACCGTTTATACCACTGGTTCCGAAATCTGCAGACAGCATCATTTCAGATTGAAACTGGAAAATACTTCAGTATACCAGTTGGACATATATAGCATTGAAATGCGCTACAGGAAGATTGGAAGGAGCAGGTAAATGCAAAATAATGTCAATACATTTAATGCGGCAAAAGTAACAGAAGCATTTGGTTCTTTACAGGGGACTGATCAACAACGGTTAGATACTTTGCAAAGGGATTTTACTATACTGCAAAAGAAACACAATTACTTACTTGACATATTAAGCAAGCAGATACAAATATTGAAAGCTGACATTGCCAACGGCATTACCGTTGATACAACCGGAACGGTTCAGCTTGGTCTTGCTTCCTCAACGACTTCCGGAGCTTTGTCAAGTACAGACTGGGGAACCTTCAACGGCAAGCAGGATCATTCCAACGAACTTGATGCTATTGCGGTTTTGTCAGACGCCCCTGGTCTTATGAAAAAGACTGGTGATGGAACGTATTCCATGCTGGAAGGAACTGCCGAAAACGATTTTATTCTGGCAGGAGCAGACTTTTCATGGACGGTAAAAACACTGGCTCAGGTTCAGGCACTTATTGGCCCTTCAACCACTTCTAGTATTTGGGGGTATCTGTAAATGGCTACGACAACGGACAAGCGGTTATGCTCTGGAACATTGTCGGACAGCAATGCAACGTTATACACGGCGCCTTCTGGTGTTGGCGACTATGTTATAATAAAAGCGGTAACATTATGCAACAAAACTGCAAGTGCGGCTACAGTTACAATAAAACTTGATGGGGTGGAAGTGATAGGAGGATATACTGTTCTTGGTAATGACACAATTACAATACCGTTCATGGATCAGATTATTGAAGCATCGGAAATAATTGAAGGCTCAAGCGGAACAGCAAGTGCCGTAAATTATTATATCAGCGGTAAAACAATAGTAGCATAAAGGAGGAAAAATATGGAACAGGTAGGCAAGGTTATGGTCAAAAGTACAGTATCGGCAGTTCTGACAAAAGCAGATGGAACGGTAATTGATCTTGGGGTAATTTGCGGTTCAGAACATGAACAAACACCAAAAGAGGTAACTCTTTGGAATAAAATTAGGAGGATTTTGAAAAATGGCTGATGCAGCATATTTCACAGACAATGGTATTGCTTATTTGATTGGACTCGCAGATACAGCCGACGTATTAAAGTACGTCGCATGGGGTACGGGCGCGACCGGAGCCGCAGTTGATGATGACGCCATGGAAACTGCCGCCGCGCCGACGAACGCAACTGCTGGAACAGGAACGCTGGCAAAGGCCACGACCAATACTGCCGACGACACAATTCAGGTTACTCATACCATTACTGCTGGTGGTGCGCTTGCTATAACGGAAGTTGGCTTTTTTAATCAAGCCACACTTTCCGGAGCGATATGTGCGTTTCATGGTACGTTCTCGGCAATTAACGTATCATCTTTAGATTCTATCGCGTTTACATTAAAGAGTGTGTTTAATCAAGCCTAATTTGATTGAAAGGGGAGCCGTATGAGTACGACAATTACCCTTCAGATTAGCGCGGGCGCAAACGATGGCATTTTGTACGGCTCTACCTTTCTTGCAACTGACGTAGTTGCTTTTGGGAAATCGTCGGGAAGTGTTGTAAGCAATTACTTGCTTTTTTTGAATGCCACAATTCCGGTTGGAGCGACAATAACTGCGGCAAAACTGCAGTATTTAGCAAAGACGAATCAAACGGGAACAACCGTATACTCGCGGATTTACGGAAATAATGTCGACGATGCGACTGCTCCGACCTCTGCGGGAACATACGCGGCTAAGGCACTGACAACCGCATATGTTGACTGGGATTCCGTAGGGTCTTGGACTGCTGGTACATGGTATGATTCTCCTGACATTACCACAGTTATCCAGGAAATTGTTGACCGCGTTGGTTGGGCATCAGGGAATGATATTTTAATACTGCACAAAGATGACGGATCGAGTGATAACGCCGTTCGTGTTGCACGACCGTATGAGGATGGATCATCTTATCCGGCTAAGTTGGTCATCACTTATACAATCGAGTATTCAAAAGAACTTACGGCAAATGTCACCATATCTTCTAGCAGGGTATTGCAAACAGGGAAAAATCTTACAGCAAATGTATCTGTTTCATCATCTTTCGTGAAACAGATTGCCAAGATATTAACGGCTACAACAAATATATCCGGAAGCATTTCAAGGGCAATCACGAAAACATTGTCTGCAACCGTTTCTATTACATCATCTGCGGTAAAACAAACGTCAAAATACTTGTCGTCTGCCATCAGTATTGTTTCGTCATTCGTTAATGAATATTCTTCCGGCGCGCATCAGTATGTCAAGGAGCTTATCGCCAATGTTGTTATATCTTCCAGTGCAGTTAAGCAGACAACCAAAACCCTGACTGCTAACGTTTCTGTTTCGTCCAGTGCCACAAAGCAAATAGCTAAAATACTCGTTGCAAATATTTCTGTTTTAAGCAGTAATGTAAAAGCAATTGCAAAAACCATGATTGCTAATATCGTTATAGCATCTGTGGCAATTAAGCAAACTGCTAAAAGTTTAACGGCAAGCGTGAACATAACCGGTTCACTTGTTGCAATGAAGGTGATATTGAAGGAACTGATCGCTAATGTCACCATTTCATCTTCTGTAACAAAACAGACCGGGAAAAATCTTACTGCAAATATAAGCATATCTTCTTCTGTGTTAAAAGCTATAAGCAAAACGCTTACTGCATTAGTTGTGATTTCTGGTCTTGCTATAAAATCCATAAGTAAGACGTTAATAGCGCAGATCGTTATATCTGCAACAAGTGTAAATACCTTTGTAAGTAATTTGTCTAATAAGGTTTTAGACAAATTTCGGTTGAAGTATTATTCTTTAACGCATTATATTGGAAACTCTATCCTTGATGGTGATGCCATTGCTTCTGAGGTATTGGCTGGCAAGACATTCTATTCAAACGATACCGAAGTTAAACTGACCGGTTCAATGGTCAATGTAGGTGCTCAAACAGCAACTATAACTGCTGTTGCAGATAATATAGTGCCTACACAGGGTTATCACAATGGTGCTGGTAGCATTTCAATTGCGGCGGCAGATCAGGCAAAAATGATTGCCGAAAACTTTAAAGACGGTGTTACCATACTTGGTGTTCTGGGAACACTTACGGGCTCGTCCAGTACATTGAAATATGGTGACGGAAGCCTAAACGGAACTCAAGACGGATATACTGATTTGATATACAGACCAGCGACAGTTGACGCAAATGGTTTTGTTCCGGTAAGTAAATATACTACTTTTGCAAGGGGCAATGTATCTATAAAAACGCATTTATATGATCTTGTTAGCGCGGCAGCTAGTGTAATATGTCCTCAAACTCCTGACAATCCATCGGGAAGCCCGGAGGTTATGGCTGTTGCAAACGGTACAAATACTTTTACGCTAGACTCTCAGGTCGCTGTTGGGAAATTCTGCTGTATTTTGTTTGTTGGTATAAACTATACATCAGCTTTCAATATTGGGGCAGTAAAACTCATATTTGCCGGGTCTGTTGAAAAAGATTTAGACGTAGCTGTTAGTGAGGGATATATTGAACCAATGGTTTTAATATCTTCGTATCACACAGAAGCGACAACATATAGATTCACTGATGCACTTAACGTTTATACTGGAGATACTACCGATACAAAAAATTATTCGCGACTGATGGTTGGCTTTGTTACCAAACAGATTTTATATGGTTATAAATTTACCACTAACAAGGCTTGGTCTACGTCTTATGCGGATGGAGTCTTGTTGAAGTATTGTGATGCTGACGAGGGGTATTCGTTGGCAACAATATAATAACTGATCAACTGGTACTGGCGGCAAAAGCTACAGTTACTTATTAAGAAAGGAAGTTATATGAACGGATTTACATCAGACGGAACAATCATCAATCGGTACTGGGGCATTGTGGCTAAGAGTACAAGCAAGGCATTGTCAAATGTTTCGGCAATCAATCGCGCGCTGGCGTCTGCAAGCCAGAACGGATTGACTTTGGTTAAGTTTGCTAAGAACACGTATTATGTGGACGGCAAGCATGATCGGGTGTATTCCGTTTCAGACAAGTCTATACAGATTCCGTCAAACATCACTTTTGATCTTGGCAGTTCTACATTGATTCAAGTTGCCAATGACAAGCCGGGTTATGCGATATTTACCATTGTTGGAAGTAGCAATGTCACAATTCGAAACGGTATCCTTGTTGGCGATAAACTCAACCATGTTTATATCGGAGCGCCTGCATCTACCCACGAATACGGGTTCGGTATAGACATTCGCGGCGGTATCAACGTGTCGCTGATCAGTCTCAATATCTATAACATGACCGGCGATTCTGTTTTAATCGGCGGAATATCAAGTGACCTTAACAGCGTTTCAAAAGACGTTATTGTCATGAACTGCAAACTGCACGACAATCGCAGACAGGGTTTGAGCATCATGGGCGCGGTCAATGGCGCCATAACCGCCAATGAGATTTATAACATCGGCAATGTTGGCGGAACCGATCCCATGTGCGGTATTGATTTGGAGAATGAAGTTGGCTGGCCGATAGATTCCGTTCGCATTTCCGGAAATAGGTTCTATAACAACAAAAAAGCCGACGTCATGATTCACCGTGGCGCTACAAACACATTGATTGACGACAATGCCATTGATGGCGGTATTGCGCTAGTTTACGGTGACCGTACCACTATCGACAACAACGACATAACCAACGGCGGTATATTTGCCATTGATACTGCCGAACCCTTGCATACAATCATTAGTGATAACCGTCTTGCCAATTCGAACATTGAGATTCTGCGGAACCTGGGAACAGTCATCAGTGGTAACACGATCAATGAAGGAATAATCAAGCTCAACTATGCAAGCGGAGCGATCTACAAAAACAAGATCAGTAATTCCGTAGCAAAACCGTTTGCTATTCAGGTGTATTCCGATGCTCAGGCCGGGGAGTACATTTTTAATGCGTACATTTTTGGCAATGAGATTGTCGGAACATACACAAAGCAAATGTCCATTGCCAGTTATGTAAAGTTGATTGTGTCTTATGACGAAGCACAGACATTGGCGTACATGAATGAGTTTCTTAATTGACAATAGTATTAGACAAGCATGATACAATGTAAGTGAAGGCGGTGCTTATATGGCATTAGTAAAAGGTATTGAAATAGGCGATAACGGAACATCAACAACTTCCGAAACGCTAAAAAATCTAGCACAGCAAAATACGCAAAATCCAATAACCCAGTCAACGGACACCGCCACAAGCACTCCGTTGTCCGCTGGCGTTATCAGTTCTCAGGGCAAGCAAATAGTCAATACGCCTAGCACTGTCCAGCCGGTTGTTGTACAGCCCATTCCTGAAACACCTACTACTGCGCCTGTTACAAATACATTGGGTTTGCCTGATCCTCAGTATCCTTCGTCAACCGTACAAGCCAATGCCGGTCAAGTTCCAAACAACACGCCATATCCTAGCCCTTCCGGTTCTGATTCCATTGTAACGCCATATAATCCTGGTACGTTATCTGGTGGTGACGTAAACGGCCCTGCCGCTGGCGCTAGTCTTGGTGTGCAAACAGCACAGGCGCAACAGCAATCAGGCGGTGGTGGTGGTGGAAGCGGTTATGGTGGAACAGACGGAACATCAAGCACTACGACAACTACAACCAGCGCAGGCGGAGAAACAACGGCGGAACAACCACCGGCATGGAAGGAATACTTTGACAAGGCTAACAGTCTTGAGTTTGCCTATGACCCTTCTACCGACAATGCCTACAAGCTTGCCGCTTCACAAGTGGAACAGCAAGTAACAGACATGATGGTTGGACGTGGCGGTCTATATTCGTCTGTAGCGCAATCCGCATTGACAAGTCGGCTTATGGAATTACAGGTTTCATACGAAGAAAAAGCCTATGAACGGTTCCTCGAGGATAGAAACTACTACATGGAGCTTGCTTCATTTGTAGCCGATCGTGAAGATACCGCATTTGAACAAAGCCTTGCATTGGACAAATTTAAGGCCGATCTTGACCAGCAGAAGTTTGAAAACAACATTGCTATGAAAGAGCTTGCCATACAACAAGCAAATGCCGCATATAGCAGACAGTATTCAAAAGCCACAGAAGAACAGGAATATTCGGAAGGTCAACTTGGAATTATGCAGGTTGATTACGATCAGGCAGTTAGTACATATAATGAACTGGTTGCAAGATGGAAAAGCAATGATGTGGCGGATTATGAAATTGCCAGTTTCTTTGGTGTTGCTACCGGAACATCATATTCATCTGGAACGACAAAACGCAATCAGGCATACAGTGCAATACAAGCGAGTGCGTCAGAACTTGTTGCTTATGCCAGAAAAGTAGAAAATGACGAAGCATACTTGCTTGCTTTGGAAGCGGTAAAAGCAGGGTCATCGTCAACATCATATTCAACCACAACCACGCAAACTCAAGCCAATTATGATTCAAATTATACAGCTACTTATAATTTAGTTGTAGGTTATCATCGAGACGGGAAAAGTTGGGATGAAATAAAAACCTATGTAATGGGCAAATCCACAGAGTTTAAAAATGCAATTGGTACTACCAATTACAATCTACTTATATCGTATCTGACAAGAAAACAAAAAGAGGAGTAATGTATGCCGTTAAGGACAGAACTGACAAAACCGCCTGTTGTAACAAACACAAGCGCATCTTATACGCCATATACTCCAGTAAAGACGCTTTCAAAAACGTCTGTTTCGCATTTGTTTGATGACTTTGGCAAGGAAGAAGAAAACCCGGTTGTGAATGACTTGTTTTATGACTTTAGCCATAAGCATGATAAGCCAAAGGCAACGGTTGTTGAACCTGTTGAAACGGACGATACGGAAGAAACTGAAAAACCAAAAGCAAAGTCAAGCGCATTTGGTGCTGTTTGGCGTACTGTTGCATCAACCGTAATAAACTATGTTCGACAAAACCTCACGCCAGGATTAAAGACTGAGGAAGAAGTTGCGGAAATGCAGACCGCTACTCCTGATAAGGTTGAAGACTTGGGTAATTCTACTATTGGAAAGTTCCTTGTATCAACCGCAAAACAATCATCTGAACGTGGCGGAATGACTAATCTTGCAAAAGTCGCCGAAGCGACAAATGCGCCAAAGACAATCAAAGATACTTATACCGCCGCATGGACTTCTGGAACAAAACTAAAAGCTGTTGAAAAAAGGTTGTCAGAAAAAGCAGACCTTGCCAATCAATCTGGCGTTACGCGATTTACTGCGAATGTCTTATCTTCTATGCCAATATCGCAAATGACAAAGGTTCCGGTATTGGGATATGTCCTTATGGGTAATATGGCGTTTAGAAACTCGGTAGAACGCACAATAGAACAAATGGAATTATCTGGCGAGAAGTTGGATAATAATACAATATTGATTAACGCATTGGGCAATGCCGCTATAGACATTGAAACAGAAATGCTGTTTGGTCAGTTCGGAAAACTTATTGGAAGCAGGGCGGGCGGTTCTATTTCCAATGCTACAAAAGGGTTGATTGAAAGCATCTTTAAGAAATCTGCAAAGCAAGTTATAGCCGATTCAGCGAAAACTTCGGTGAAGGCTTTGGCTAAAGGTATGTTAAAAACTGCCAATGAGGAAGGCATGGAAGAAGTGCTGGCAACGGCCGCTTCTGGCATATTGGCTAAACTGACAACGGAAAAGGACTTAGATTGGCTTGCATGGAAGAATGACGGTACTGCCGCTATCAGTGTAATGGCATTGCTTGATTCTTATGCTACCGGTGCTGTTGCCGCTGGTTTGCAAAGGGTGCCTTCAGGAGTGGCAACATTCAATAATATCCGCAAAGCATCAACATACTTGGATAAGCCGATAGGTGAAGTTACCGTTGAAGACTACGGGAACTATATTGATGCCGTTAAAAAAGACATGAAAATGCCGTCCAACCAAAAGACAGTAACACAGACTATTGCCAATGTCATAGAATCGGCAAACAGCGAAGATGATTTATTAAAAATGGCGGAGGATGGCAAAGAGTATTTAGAAACCGGCGAAGAACAGGCAACTCAAAACATTGCCAATGAAACTGCAAAGAATTTGTTTGACGGATTCGAAGGTAAGCAAACCAATGCCCCTAAAACCACGCTACAAGGCGCTACAAGCGTTTCCAACGTGCAAAGTGATGTAACACCCATTGCGACACAGCAATGGGATACAACGATTGCACAGGGCGCTGTCACGCAAGAAACATTGATCGAACGTATTGCCAATAAAGAGGATGTATCAAAAGACGTTAACGCATGGATTGAAACAGACGAAGGCAAGGTATTTGTTGCTGATGTGAACACATCAGAAGATGTCATGGAGAAAATATCTGATCTTAAAACGGAATTGCAGGAAGGCAAATATACTACTGATAAACTTGGCAAGATAAATTTACAGTTGCTTGCGTACAAGTCATTCCTTGCAAAGATAACCACACCTGAGGGTCAGGGGCAACGTAGTTATCTCGTGAGACTCATTGACGCTGTTACAAAGGGAAAACCAACAAACATTAAAAAGCGTTTTGATAAATTGTTCTCAGAAAGAGAACTATTATACAATACGTTTACCAACAGAGACGCAGTTTCCATTGCTCAGAGTAGGATACAAGAATATGGCGAACAGGCAAATTCTCAAGCCATCAAACTGATAAACGAATTATATAATGAAAACAAAATTGCAAGCCCAGACCAGATTGTTGAAATGTTTGAATACACAGACAGACTTGTAAAGGAAAACTCAGAAAGTGCTGACTACGAGTTTGGCAGGGTTTCCGCAATGCTTAGTGAGATAGCTACAAGGGGTGGCCAGCAATCACAAGCGTTTAGATTGCTGGCACAATATCTCCCTGCTTCTCACTTGAAAAAACTAAGGAATAAGTTTGATCATATTCAAGACGTTCCTGGAATTGACAAGCAGAAATACAAAAGCAGAGCAAAAACTACGGCACAAAAACTGGGAGATATAAATAAAAAGTTTTTCGAGGGGCTAAAGACACCTTCCGAAAACGGAACAAGAGATGTTGTTGACAACATTGATGATCCCCCATCGAATGATGCAGAAGACGAAATGTCATGGGAACAATTGCTTGCTAAACGCATTGAAAAGGACATTAACAAAAAACCCATGGCGGAAAGAACGGATTTGCAGAAGGCGTTATCCGTCTTGTTTGCCAAGTATAAGGAAACCAATCCGTCCATTAAAAAACATTCGGACATATACAAGGCCATTTCCGACATCATTATCAACAGGACGGAATATGCCCGTGTTTGGGATGAAGCGAAAACCATTGTTGAAGGGACAATTGACATTACGGATGAACAAAAAAAGACAATGACTGGTTATTTTGATTTGCTTGCCGATCCGGTTATGGCAGAACGTGTCATTAACAAGCTTGTAACTACGGCATTGAAAGATGCCAACATAAACATGAACGAAGAGGCAAAGAGGTATCTTTCAGGTAAAGAATCTTCAATTGATACGTTAATGCAATTTCTGGAAACCAAAATGCCAAGCATTTACAAGTCCGGTCTTGCATATATACGCAAATATGTGGAACAGTCTTTCGATTCAAAGCGCAGCGATAAATCACAGGCATTGATAGACGCATATTTCAAAGCGCAAGAGGCAAGACGGGCAAGACTTGCTGAACTTGAATCAAAGAAAGCAAAGGCTAAAGCTGACAGAATATCATTTATGAACACTCCAGCATATGCTGCAAAAAGCGTTGCAAAGCAGATAGAAGCGTTTGCAAAGATTACTGTTAAAGATAAACCAGTTAATGAGTTTAACCAAAAACTTATTAAAAGGTTAATGTCAAAAGCAAATGAGGTTTTGAAAAGAACCCAGGCGACAAAAGAAAACCCGTATCAGGTGTTGTCTGATATAATATCAAACAGGAAAGCATATTCCTCTGTTTGGAACTCAGTGCAGGATGTTTTGAAGAACAATCCAGACTTAGCCAACCGTTCCGACCTGGCGAAATATTTTAGCGAGATGGCTGATCCCATTTCCGCAAATAAATACATATCACAGGCGGTTTCTGCCAATATTAAAAGCATGAACAAATCAGTCTATGATCTGGCAAAACAATATTTCTTTACTGGAAACGAATCGGTTGAAGAATTTGTTGTTAAACTTAGAGAAAATATGCCAGACATGGATGAGCAGTCGTTTGCGTATCTGGATAAGTACGTGGAAAAAGAATATAAAAAGGAAATGGAACACCAACGTGACGCCTTAAGAAATTCCTTAAACAAAAGGTTAGAGAAGGGTGCTGTCGAAAAACAATACAAATCAGAACAAGAAATGATGATTGAAATGCTTTCAACAGCAGATTATCGTGGTGAGTTTGACTCTGGACGCTTGCAGGAAATGTGGGCAAAGCGTCTGAAAATACCTATTTTCACGCAACAATTAGAGCAAGAAACGCATGATATGCTTGCGGATTATTTTAGGGCAAAAACACAGACGGAAAAGGATGCCATATACGACAAAATAACTAAGAACATAGCAAAAGAAATCAAGGCAACCAATCCTGAAAAGGTTACTGCCTTTCTGATGACTGCCATGCTGCTTAACATGAAGTCGTTAAACCGAAATGCCATTGTAAATTTTGCCGGCATGATTCCATTTAAGTTGGAAAGACGGATACAGCACTTTGCCGAAAAGAGGGCGAAACTAGCGGGGGAAGTTCGTTCTTCAGCAGACAAGTATCTTACAATGAAAATGGATGATCCTGTTGTTCGGTTTGTTAAAAAATACGTCACGCCAGAATTAATAAGGCGCGTTGTAGACAACACAGATAAAATGTCAATTGCTCCAGTTATGGGGCAGGAACGCACAATATTTAATAGCAAGCTTTTGGAAGCAGGACGCAGAGCTGCTACTCAATTATTAAAAACCGGGCAATTAACAACGGAAGGGAAACTTGCCAAATTCAAAATATCAGCATGGGGTGACACATTGGTGTTTGAAAACTATTTTAAACCCGATTTGGCAAACCTTCTCAAGGTTGCCGGGTTTGACGAATCCTTGCCTGAAACAAAAAAGGCCGAAATTCTTCGCAAAGCTGTGGAAAGGGCGTCAGAAACCGCGAAAGAGGGAACATATAGAAATCACGTGTGGATTTCCAATATGATAAACAAGGGCATTGAAGGCGCTATAGACATGGCTAGAATAAAAGAACTTGAGTCGGATCTAGATAATGGACTTAATCTTGCGTTGGCTTCAGACCTTAGAAAGCAAGGACAAAGACGCAAGGTATTACTTAAAATGGTTTATCCGTTTGTAAACACGTTGGCGGCAATTACGTCAACGTCATACAAGTATTCACCATTAGCAATGGCAAAAGTTCTTGCCATAGACTTTGGCGGAGAAAAAGTTAAGAGTCTTATCAAGGGAACTAAGTATGAGGCATTATCTGACGGCCAGAGAGCAATAAGAATCAAAAAACTTGCTCAGTCCGTAGCCGGAACATCGACCTCTTTTGTTCTTGGTTTTGCACTTGCCGGACTTGGGATACTTACCGGGGCTGCCCCAGACAATGAAAAAGAAAAACAGTTGTGGGCGTTACAGGGGAAAAGGGCATACTCAATATACATAAAAGGTCTTGGTTCGTTTTCCATAGACTGGATGCAACCAGTTTCTCCCGGGCTTATAATTGGCGCTCAAGTGTGGCAGTCGTTTACTTCTGACGAAACTCTTGCCAATAAGTTTTTAGGGGCTGGCAAGGCATCTATAGACTCTCTGTTAAACAATAGCATATTTGACAATCAGGCGCTTCAACTGGGCATGGGAGAAAAGAATATGTCTGATATTCTTGGAAACATTGTAACGGGAGGTGTATTGCAAGGTTTGCCACAAATGGTCAAACAGTTAAACAAGGTTATAGATCCCTATCAGCGCGACCTGTATAGCGGAACCGCAATCGGATCGTTTGCGAAACAATTCATGACTGGCGTACCGTTTGGAACATTTGCCACTCCAATAAAGACCGATATTTGGGGAGAACCAGCGACACAGGTTCAAGCAAAGGGCGTTATCGGGGTCATGGAACGTACGTTCATAAATATGTTCTCCCCGTTTCTTGTGTCGGAAACGAAACTAGACCACATAACAAAAGAGGTTGCGCAAGTATTTGAAGCGTCTTATCAAAGCGTTGGCGGTATAGCCCTGCCACCGGTACCGTCGAATAAAATAGCGGGTGAAACGCTTTCTGGCAAAAAGCATACCTGGGATTTGAACGCAACGGATTATGCGTGGTATGTCCAGCGCAGGGGGGAACTTGCAAAAATTGGTGTTCAGCAGTTAATTAACAATGGGAAATACAGGGGAATGACGGATGATGAAAAAGCGAATGCCTTGTCAAAGGTTTATACAACCGCCAGAGAAACTGCTAATGCTGAATATATAAAGAAGCATCCTAAAAAATAACCTTGCATTGCATGATAAAATTATAGGGAGAACAACATGGAAACAACAGAAAAAACCGGGGGGATTGTCAGCATGAGTGAGACACAATATGAAAGACTGGAAAGTCTGATCATGTCCATGAAAGATGATTTATCAGCAGTTAAGACAGACGTGGAAGTAATTAAAACAAGCGTGAAAGATTATCCCCAAAAGGTTGAAATGGTGATTCAGCATGACACGGACATTAAGCTGATAAAACAGCGTTGTCTTGACGTTCAATCAGCAAAAGAAAAGAAGGTTGTTCAGCCAGGGGCCATTAAAACAGGCATTATTGTTGGCGTTTGCGTTGGAACTCTTATAAGCATTGTCAATCTTATCATTGCATATCTTTCGTGAGAGGTGGTTTCTATGCCCTTCAAATCCAAATCGCAAAGACGTAAGTTCTATGCTATGATGAACAAGGGTGAAATATCCAAGAAAACAGTAGACGAATGGGAAACTGCGACTAAAGGCAAGAAATTGCCTGAGAAAGTAAAAAAGAAGAAAGCAGGTAAAAAGTAAATGAAAGAACAATTATCCAAACTGATTGATGTTAAAACAATTGTAACGCTTCTAATGTCCGGTGTTCTGGCATATCTTGCCATTGTAGGCAAGGTTACGGCGGATCAGTTCATGGTGATTGCCGTCATGATTTTTACTTACTTTTTCACGAAGCAAACCGTTCCGCCTGCGAACACTACCACAACCACAGAAACAACGACAAGCGCAACCACAATCGCGCCGCCAGAGGTAAAGTAATATGCGACTTGCAAAGATACTTTTGCCAAACACAGGCAATGGCTCCAGTGTGCTTACAAAGACCGGCACAGCCGTTGAGTTCAATCGTAGACTAGATTCCTATGCAACAGCGTTCAACGTGGTTGTAGACGGTCAGGGATACCGTACAATTGAAGCGCAAGCGCAAGCATGGCTCGATTATCAGAATGACCCTGCACATCATAACCTTGCAGCGTATCCTGGGCAAAGCTGGCATAACTGCGGTCTTGCAAAAGACATCAAGAAACTTGCCAATGGGCATTACCCTGCGACAATGGAAGCGGACTATCTGTTGCCACCGGAAAAACAACAGATGTACAAATGGGGCATCTGCATACCTATGTGGAGCGGAACGACCGGCAAGGAACCATGGCACGTTGTTCCTGTGGAATGTCTTTGCATATCCGAAGATAACCGGCAGAAGTTCCTTGATGAAGATGACTTGTTGGATACGGCAAGCGGATACCGCACATTGAAGGTTATCAGGATAACTGGCTGGCCTGAAGACAAGCCTTTGTACATGATTGGCTCCGATGTCAAAAGAGTGCAAAGGGCATTGAACGTTTCCCCTGTTGACGGTTATTACGGCAAGGACACAGAAACGGCGGTCAAAGCCATGCAGACTGCCAATGCGCTTACTGTTGATGGAATTTGCGGATCAAAGTCATGGGAAGTCATCAATGGCATATTGAATGTTCCAACAATTCCTCCTGTTGATTACAAGGCATTGTACGAAAGCTCTCAAGCTATTGTCAAAGGTCTTGAGTTGCAGGTTCTTGAAATTCAAAGCGTTTATGAAGCATTGAAAAACAAGATATGGGGCTGGAGCGGAGAGCTACAAGCCATTGCAAACAATCTTGCAGACATGGTTTCCAAGTAAAGAGAAAGCCGGATTATCCTCCGGCTCTCTTTTTATCGTATTCTTTTGCAGGAAACTTCTTCAAAGTATTTCTGGAAAACTCTGGCGGCGTAATGCAAGACCCATTTTGTTGATTTCTTGTCGCATACGCCTTTGATAACATAGTATGGACATTCAATACAGCGTATGCCCCTGAACTCGTCGCATATCTTGTCGCGTTCAGCCCACTTTACAACGGTCATCATGGCGTCCAACACTCTTGCTGTCATTGTGGCTTCTCCCATTGGCTGGTTTCCTGTTCCCTTATATTATATCCGGCTTTCTTTGCTATTATTGCCATCTCTTCGCCCTTGTGATATTTGTACCACATAGTATTATCTGGTATACCAAATATTCTTGACCACTTAGTTAATGTATAAGTTTGACCATCAAAATTAATAAAAATATTATTCCTTCGGTTCTCTGACTGTTCCGATCTAGTTGCCCACCTGCAATTTGATGGGGAATAATTACCATTGTTATCAATTCTATCTATTGTTAGTCCGTTTGAATATCCGTTTTCTATCGCCCATTTTCTAAATTCCATATAATTTAATTTCCATTCATCACATATACTTATACCGCGCCCACCATAATACGCATAATACTTGTATGTATTATTATAACACCTACTTTTCATGGCAGACCAAATGTTATAAAGTTTCTCTGTTCTTGAATATCCACAACATTTATTCTTCCAACACCCACAACTTTTGGTATGCCCACTTATTAATCGGTACGATAAAACATAACATGTTGCTCCACAATCGCATTTGCATTCCCAGTAATACCCTCGTTTTACGTGCCTGTAACAAGAAGCAACATATAATTTTCCGTATTTCTTTCCCGTCAAATCAGTTCTCATGCTTCACCAACAACTTTTCGTTCCCTAATAAATATCTCTATTCTTGGCTGCTTTGAATCGTAGTACATTCTGCTACCGTCTATGTTGTTTATGACCCTATGCCCTTTGTTTCTGATTATACCAGCATAGACAAGGCAATCCAATAGCGATTCCATATACGACGCTATGCTCTTGCCTTCCTTGCCACCGCAGTAAAACACGGCGGTTAGCTGGCACTTTCCTTCTATTGGCAAGTCCGTATTAACAACGGCATGGGCATTGACCAGTTTGTCCTTGAAACCCTTGACATACTTGACGTATGCCGGTGAATCGCACACTGTGAGATTGCCTTTCTTGTCCTCGCCTACGCATTGTGAATCAGGCTTTTCCATTGGCTCACCCATGACCCTGAGAAAACACACCTGCTTGAAATACTGCAAGTCATGATTGTTGCGTATGCTGGCGTAATAATGCTTATTGCAAATTTCAATCATGTCATCACACACCGATTCGTCAAGCGCCTGTGTAATGTACTCTCCGTTCACATCGCAAACGACAAAGCCCAATGGTGGATTGCTTTCAGACTTGGCTTCAGCATTTTCCAATATCGCCTTTTTGTACAACGGCATTGCCAGGTGATTTCTTGTCATTCGCTCCCCGCCTTTCTAACCATGTAGCTATTAATGTTTGCAAGCGGGATGAATTTCTCACTAAATGTGCCGCGCCCGATTGCCAGCATATACAGTTGATCTTGGTGACCGTCCAATACTCCACAACTAGAAATGCTGATAAACTTATGTGCTGTTCCGTCTTTGTAGCTGACATCAACTATCATTCGCTCACACTCCTGTTCCATTCAATCCGGGCGGCTCGGTCGTATTTATCTGGTTCTGATTCGTGTCCGCACCGGGAACACTGAAAGCTGTAAACCCTATGCAGGTGATGCCACCGCGCTGGTCGTTTTGATCCGCACTTACATGGAAGCAGCTTGATCGTGGGCGGATGGCGGGTAGCTTCCCTGCGCTTGAGTAATTCGATTTGATTCCGTAACGCCGCATTTTCCATGCGCAACTGGTCAAGTTCGCCGTCAGTCATCGTGAATCACCTTACTTCCACCAGATTGGTTCTGCTTCGTTGCAGTAACACGGTTCTTCTCTTAGAATTTCCTTTTGGTCAAGGCATTTAAGGCAAGTATAAATATCTAATCGGCTGTATTTCACGCCACCGCCATGACTTGACCGTCTATAATGTGTTGATATGTGAGAGTATTCGTGATTGCACTCGCTCATTCGCTTGCTCCCTTCTCATCGTGAATCGTTCCGATGACATCAAACTCACACCCAGTAAGCGGAATATCGCATATAATCTCATGGTCATATCCGCACTTGTCGCCGTGATATTTGGCCTTAAATCCGCAATCGTGCCACACGATAATCCAGTTTCGCGTGTATGCCTTCATCAACAATCCGTCACCAAATGATTCAAGCGCGCACAGATCGGTTATGCGTACAATATCGCCCTCGAATATCTTCTTGAAATTCTTATCGAGTAGGCCGGTGAATTGTTCAAGAACATACGCGCCATATGATTTTGTTGTGACAAGGGTTGTCCCCTGGATCTCGCTTTGTTCCGATACCACCGGACGCTCGTTGAATATCCCGCAGAAATAAACATACACTTTTTCTTTTTCGTACCACGCCCTAAACTCAATCGGTCGATTCATGATTACATATCCTCCATGAGTTTCATTAGGCAAACTGTACCCTGAATTAATACCGAAACAATGATGGTTATTATTGTGGCGTACAGCAAACCTAAACACGCAAATAATGCAATCAAACAAAGTTCGATTAGTGCTGTCTCAACAAAAATGATAGGGCCGTATTTATCTATTTTTTTCATGTTTCCTCTCCCTTCTCGCGCCGGTTCCATGCGGCTATAATTGTTTCGGTAACCCATGCCTTTTTTAGCGCCCAAAACCTCATTGTGCAATGGCATTCCCAACAAGTAATTGTTGACTCATATCCATCATCACCAGACGGCACACCAATTTTCGGCGCGGTGATCATTTTTACTTCTCCGGAACAATGCGGGCAGGGCAGTAATGTTTGATCGCTCATGTTCCTCCCTCCACCGGCTTGTTCAGCCATGCCAATAATATTTCGCTTGCTGTTTTGTCTGGTTGTGTATAAAACTGATTGATCAGCCAATCGCGTAAGCGCCTTATCTCTTTGTCCAATTCCTCATTGCTCATTGCCCTGATCCTGTCGCCATTGGTCTGCACAAATTGAGGCTGTATCATTTTGATCTTTCGTTCTTTTGGCTCGTAATGCGGACATTCAATACCCTCTCGCACTATCTCTGGAGAGCAATAATCCAATCCGCATGAATCATAGTGTTTGCATTTGCTCATCCCTGTTCCTCCCCCGCATATTGCACAATCGCATCAGCCACGATTGCGCCGATTGCGCCGATTACAAGCGCGCCGATAAGTAATAGCATTTATGTGTCCTCGCTTTCTTCTATTTCTATCTGTCCGTCCATTGTGTCCGGTTTGTCCGAACCCCTTTGGATGCACCAGACAAAACATTCTTGTCCGGTTTTCCACTTTATATTTCCGTCGTTCCCCTTGGCTTTTCTTCTGGCAATAAACCGGTCTAGGGCGCGAGTGTACGCTGTTTTGTATGTCGGCCACCGCTCAAATTGTTCAGCCACTCTTGTGTTCATTGGGCAACCAATGCAGCCCAATCGCGTAAACCCTTCATCATACAGGCAACAATAGCGGATTTTGTTTTGATGGATAAATTCCCAAACATCGTCATCTGACCAGTCGATAATTGGATTTACCAAAGTCTTTTTTGTCCGATAACAATTCTCAACAATTCTCCTTGATTCGTCATTGTCATCGTTTAATACGGTGTCGCCCTTGCTCCCGATATCTACCAAGTGCCTGTTTGCTTTGCGGTTTATTGATTCAGCCCATCGAACACCGGTGATTGTTGGCCAGCCAATCCCATGCGATTCTTTCAAATATTTACAACAAAATCTGTTTAATCTTGTTGGTGGGCCATTCTCAACAATCAACTGCCACATGGTTTTTAACGGTCTGTCAATCGTCACATCTGGGAACGTCTTAATAAATCGCACCAATTCGGGCGGATCTACCGTGGTCAGTGAATAATGCGCTTCATACTTGACCCCGGCCATGTCTGCCAGCGCCTTGATAACAACACTGTCCTTGCCACCGCTGAATGCCAGATAGTACCCATCAGCCGGATCAAACGACTTCAATCGCTGTATGGCCACATCGACCTTGCTGTATTCGACAATCTTGCCGTCAATGATGCGCTGTTCAATCAGCATTACTTCCCCTCGCTTTCTTTGTCGATGCGGTCAAACGAATACACCCAGACCCAGGGATTTGTGTCCCATCCGTAGCCGCGCTTGGCGTTGATGCTATCCCAGAGAATGTGAAACTGTGTCCGCGGTATGCCGCCGTCAGTGTTACGTATGATGGTGTTCACGAGTCCGGTGGTCAATGCGCCTTCTTCTCTGGCATCGTCGTTTGTTATGTCCTGCACCCGCTCAACCCTTACCTCTGTCACTTTCAGGAAGATTCGGGCGGCTTCGCGCGGCATGAAGATGGACGGACGCCATTTGATAGCGTTATAATCTGTGATGACTTCTGATGTATCGTCTGCGCGATATAAAAAATACCCGCTTTCATCTGCCCACGTTTCCCGAACCCACAGGATATCGCCGGTCTGGTAGCGCGGCTTGAGCCGGTGTTCAACGTAATCATCGGCATCGGTTTGAAAATGATAGGCAAAATCGCCTTCATCGTGTTTGTGTGGCGGATAATCAAGGTCGTGCTTTTCTTCTGGGAAAATGCCCTTAATCACTCTTCTTGTCATGCTCTTCCTGCCGTCCAGAATCGCCTGAACCATGCTTGCACTGAATATTATCCCCTTCATACCGCACCGCCTTTCAAATCTGCTTGTGCCTGTCGGATTCGCTTGATTGAATACTCAATGTCCAGCAGAATATTGCGCTGTTGCAATTCGCTCTGATAGTCCTTGTCTGTCAGCTGATTGGCGGTTTCAATCAACTGGCGCTTGTCTGTGGCGATTCGGCACTGGTACATAATCGCCTTGTCGATCTTTCCGCAACAGTTGCACCCGACACAGATCATGCCGTAGCTGTCGAATGGGTTGTAGCAGACAGGGCTGGCACTGGAACAGATGTGTACTGAGTTGCTCATACCGCACCGCCTTTCTTGATCATCCAGAACCACAGGCCGGCAAATAGCAGGTTGCCAAATGCCATTGCAAGGTCAAGAACTCCATGAAGAGATTCGCCCTGTCTAAACGCGACTATGCTAAGGGCGATAATAAAACCTGCGGCAAATACGTTGCCAGCTAGTGAAATGACGTACTTCATTTTGATTCCTCTCTTTCTGGCGCTGCGGGCAACAATCCCCAGTGGGTGTAAGCATCAATGCTCTGTGCTCTTTCGCCGTAAACATCCCAAAACTTATGATCTCCAATGCTGTCTAGAAAGCCCACTTGCGTCACGTGGTAATCAAAATCGACATTGACCCATTGGTTTTCATTCGTCAAGGCAACTGGTTTGTTAAATTCCGGCAGTCTCTCGCTCACCGGTATCCACCGCCGTTCTGCCCTGAGTTCGTTGTTCTCGGCTTGCAAGTCCGATATGCGCTGTATGCGGAACATTTCGCCTTGATTGTCCGCGATGCGCTGGATGTCGCGATAGGCTATGTCCTGCTTGAGCCGTTCGATCTCGGCGTCCAGCTTCGCGTATTGCTCTGACTCGAGTTGTGCGTATCGGTCATGAAACGCCTTGAGTTCGGCAAGGTCGGCATACAACTTTCCATAAGCAATGGCAAGTTCTTTGTGCTCAGATTTAAGCAGCTCGAGGTCGGCGGTTAGGGTTATGGCGGATATGGCTTGATCTCGAACCGCTCTGGCACAGTTCAGCACCCAATCATCTAAATATCCACCGTCCTCAATGTTTTGGTAAACCGATTCACAGTGTTCCTTCGTCAGCATTTCACTCCCGCCCCTCTGTGATTCTGCGTACATTTTCAACCATTACAAATTCTCCATAACGGACAACTCCCGATGGATGCCTGCACAGATCAACAATCTTTGCCAATTTATCTTTGAGCTGCTCGTTTTCGGCGGTTAGGGTTATGGCATATTCTTTCAGTTCGCTCAATGTGTCAACCTTAATTAATGTGCATTTGCTGTCCGGGTAGAATCCCACAGACAGCCCGATTTGTTTGATTGCTTCAATCGTCAGCATTTACTCGCTCCTCTTTCTGTACTGGCCATTCTTTGTTATAAAAGTCTTTGCACTTGTAAGTTCTGGCCATGAAAAACCTACTCTTTTTCTTTTCGCAATTTTTAATGTGAGTCTCAGTTATGCTTATTGTTGCGAATCGGCAATTCAAGCAACATTTCCTATCTGATGGGATGTCTGTTTTTGCCTTACCTCTTGCCATCTTTACTCGCCCTCTTTCTATAACTCCCTGTGTGCAAATCTAAGCGACTTAATGGTTGTCCTGTTGGCATCTTTGGGATGGACAAAACACGGTATCCATTGTTTTCCCCACTCACAGTACAAAGATGTGAACACTGGTTCAACCCTCCATAATCGGCATAGCGTGTTCCGTTGTGCATTTACCCAACAACAATAATCATTTGCGCTCATGTCACTCGCCCTCTTTCATGGAAACAAATCCCAAGCTCATGCAAACATACCCATCCGGCAAGAATGGCTGTCCTCGCAGAACGTAGGTCACTACTCGGCGTATTGGCTTTTCGTTTGTGAACGACTCTGTTTCTGGCGACCATTCATGCAGATCAAGAAAGTCACCGGTCGTATAAATCCGATCGTCCTCTTTCCTGATCTCGAATTTCTTTAGTTCATATTTCACGGCTTGAAAATATTCAGGCCAGCATTTAAGTTGATGGATCATGGTCAGTCCCCCTTTATCGCCCTGCCGCAGTTTGGGCAGAAATTGCCCCTAGTCACATGACGAAACCCGTTTTTGTAATAGAAAGACGATTCGACAAAATCAACGTCTGCCTTACAATAGTCGCATGGCTGTTTCGGCTGGTATTGCTCAAGCGCGGCGAGAATGATCTTGTCGTCTTTCAGTCTTTCGTTCTGCCATTTGATTTGATATTCCTTTTGCCGATTAGAATCATGCCATTTTTTTATTTCCTCAATATAACGGGGAATCCGGTCAATGCTTTCTTGGTAACTTTTAATTAGCCTCTGCACCGTTTCGTCCTGCACCGCCTGCCGGGATAGGGCGGCGTCGATCAGGGCGAGAACATCCTGATAATATTTTGCCGATTGTTCGCAAGGATCTATCTTGGTCACTATTTGCAAATCTTCCCACGTGCTTTTGCGAAGTTCCATCAGTCGTTCAGCGTCCATCTGGCTCCTCCTGTTCTTTTGAATATTCGTCATATAGTCGTTTGTGTATTCTCATGACTTCATTGATAGATTTCATAGAATCGACTTGTACTGCGATTTTGTCACCGCGCCACACGATTGTTTCCCATGCCCACGTTTGAAAATACGGATTGCTGTACTCGCGCCAAATGCTCGATATTCTAACGGTAGAATTAACCCGTGTGTGTATGCTTGTATGCCTGCACCAGCCATCGGCGTTTATGTCGTCTGGCTGTTCCGGTCTTGTCAGCGCACTCGGCACCGCTTGCAATGTTTTCGCGTTGACCAGCACAGAACGCTCTTCCATGAACTCGGCGCGGTCAATGGCGTCCTTGATGTCCTGTAGGGCTTGGTCTAGTTTACTCATGTTGTTACCTCCCTGCCGTTTATGTTGATAATGTTGACTTTTATTGTCGCAGTATTGTGCCCATATCCGGTATAGTCTGCCTGAACTTCACTAACACCTTTTCGCACCATGTATACCAACAATTGCTTAAACAGTTTGTGTTCGTCTATCTCTTGTTTGTCTTGCAAATCTTCTACCATTTGCCGTGTTCCTCCTGCGGTAGGGTAATTTATCAACTTTCACTAGCGAGTTGGTTTTACTGCACCCATTGCTGTGGTTTTAGACCAACGAATTGGCTTTGCTAGTGTTTAGTCTGTCGCGCAATGAATCGGCCATTACTTTTCTTTGTTCGTCCGTCAATTTCATTGGCGTTCTGATCTTTATCCATGACTTTGGCATGACCACAGCAACTCCACCGTACTTCTTGCGCTTTTCCCAATTGGGAACAAATTGTACCGATTCAGGATATTCGTCAACCAGTTTCAATAGTTTACGTTTCATAGATTCATTGAATGACTCAACATTGGCAATGTCATCAGCATCTGAAAAGCGAATGATTGTTTCACGTTCTGAAGCTGTGTATGTGTATTCTTTTTCGTTCATGCGAATTTTCCTTTCTTTATCTTTTCTCCGTACTTTCTTTTTTCATCAAACTTGAATGTTATTGGCTT